AACGTATCGGCATAATTTGAAGTCGAAACATCGCCCTCACGCTGGCGAGCCATAATTGCCTTGCCCGATTGCTCATTGCTTTTTTGGCCTAACGACGCAGGGTAAATTCCGCTTGTGCCGTAAAAATTCTGCTCCGCCATCTGTATCAAAGCCACTGCCGCCGATAAATCAGCACCGTTCTGCATCCGTTGGGGCGCGTTAATAGGCTGGCTATTCTCATCTATCGCATTAAATGGCAGATAAGCATAGTTTTTCTGGTTTACATTGTCGTAATATGACTCAAAGCCCTTAAACGCACGAATATCACCGATAAGCGGTGCAATAGGCGCAGATTCAGCAAGCTCAATAGCCGTGTTGGTGGCGTAATTGTACAGAATCTGTGACGAAATCATATCCTCGTACAGGCCAGTTAAATACGTTTTGCCATTAACAATAGTCTTATTGCCCTCAACAAAGCAAAATGGGATGTGCTTGCCTGGCCAAGTGCGCTCTTCTAATCTCTCTTTTGCTGTGCATTTGTAATACATTACACGGGGCTTTTTAATAACCCGCATGTTGTAATTGTTTGTATCTTTTGGTTTTTCTGTGACTTTCTTGCCAGTTTCTTTGTCAAACCAAATAGTCTCTTTGTCGTATTCCATCCGCCAATAATGGCCAACCCGCACAAGGTCTTTACCCATTGCTGCCCATCCAGGGTAATCACTGCCTGTCGATTGAAGCTCACCATCGCTGTAATCGCGTTCATATCTATCATTAAATTCCGTGCGGGGAATATCCTCAACTTCAATCAAGAAACGCCTGTCGCTGCGGTCTTGCTCACGGCACGCAGGGTCATCATAAACTTGGAATGTATTGGGTATCTGGCGAATGTAAATGTTCTGGTCATTGCTGTCGTCATTGTCATAATCAGTGGCAAAAGCAAAATAGCCCCACCCAATGTTGACTTGACTGGAAATAGCCATCTTATAGGCAGTTTGTGCGCACCCCTGTGACTGCACCTCCCGTATTTTGTCCTCTAAAACTTCAGCCAGCTCAACATCCGCATCTGTTTCTGGAATAAACTTAATCTGTGGCAAATTTTGCCATTGGTCATTGATGACTTGGCGGCCAAACTTAGGCAGCTGGTTAAATGAATGTGAAGGGCGTTTACCACGGGATAAAAGCGCGTCTGAACTAAATTGGTCTGCACCAGGCCGAACAAAATCTAAAACAAATAAAGCACGCTTTCGGTTGTCCTCTTCAGCGCCATTTGACAACTTAAAGTCATCAAGCATAGATTTAACAATTTTATCTAGCTCCACGCCTAAAACCTTTTGTGCGATGTTTGAGTATAATAGCCTGGCGGCACAAATTCCACAACTGTTTGTTTTGCAATCCTCCGACTAGCCTCACAAGCATAGCGCAATGCGTCAATAACATGGTTTTTCTTGTCGCCTAAAACTGAAGTCACTGCACCTGTTAGCGGGTCTGTCTTGTAAGAGTACATCGTCAACTCATCAATCGTGTGTGTGCAGCGCGGATGAACTATTATATCATAAGTTTTTAAAAATTCTATACCTTCACGTACTGAGTTTGAACCCTTTACCGAGGGCATGATTTTCGGGAACCCACTTTTGCGCATATGGCTAATTCTTTCTGGACTGGCACAATCGGCAATAATTGGCCATTTTTCTGATTCAGGAATAGTAAAAAACAGGCTAGGCGTATCCATAATCTCGCACCCAACCTGATAGGCTTCATGGTCTACGTACAGCTTGCGCCCCACAATATGGCATCGCACAAGCACTGTAGGGTCAACGGAGAAGCCCCAGTCCGCCCCCAACCTATGAAAAACATCTGGCGGCGTCTCAAAGTCCTCAACCTTCCAATTCCTGAACACCCTGGCCTCAGAGTTGCGTGCGTATCCGCCAAGCCAAACGTGGTTGTACTTATCAATATCCCGCCCCCTGTCGTATTCCATCTCGGCTTGCAATACATCGGGGAACCACGGGTTATCCTTAAAGTTTACCTCAATCACAACGGCATTAGGCGGCGTGCTTTCCCCACGCAACAACAGGTCAACAGGATCTGTCGCTTGGCTTGGATTCCATGTGAACCACAATTCACTGTTAGGCTTACGGATTGTAGGGCGCAACAGGTCAAGGGAACGCTGGCTTAACGATTGCGCCTCCTCAACCCATGCAAGGTCATAGCCCTCTAATGACTTGATGGAATCCGCCGTGTGATTTTGCATCCCCTGAAAGATAATAAGGCCATCGCCCCGCTTAGACTTGATAACCGCCTCTTGCACCTCAAAGTATGAACCCACGCCTAGCTGCTCTATCTTAATCTCTAACAGCCGCTTAACCGATTGTGATAGCGACTTCTGGTACTCCCGCACACACACACTGCGGTGTGATGGGTTGATAATATGTTTTTTTATCAACATCTCCGCGAATAAATGTGATTTGCCACTGCCCCTGCCTCCGAACGCCCCTTTATAACGTGAATTTTCAAGTAACGGGATAGCCCATTTGGGTGTGTTAATCTTTAGAATCATGTTTAATCTCTACAATCACATGTTCAATCTTATGCACCACGCTTAATTCACCACCGTTCGCCCCTGTGTGTTCAATTTTCTTGGTGTCGTTAAACTCATCCGCTTTGCTGAAGGATGATAGATAATACTTGATAAGGGCTGTATCACCGCCCAGGGCTTTCTTATAGCCAGTCTGTGCAATGCGGGCAAAGGCATAGGCGCGGCCATCGCGGCAGTCTCTGGAATAGTATTTCGCTATATCCGATTGTCGGCATCCCAGGATAAACGCGATTCTCTCTTGATTCAGGCCGTAACCAGCCAGCACCCTAACCTTTTTCCGCAATTCCTTTGTGGGGACGTGCTTATCGCCCATCTTAGACAGCACCTCATCGCCCAGCTCCGATAGCTCCCTGTCAAAATCAAAATCGTCAAACTCCCCGCCTAGCACCTCGACACTGTCGTCTGAGGCCACAACGTCGATTATATCGCTATCGTTAAACATAATGCCCCCCATTAACTTGTGTGTATCCTCAACCGCACGCCCGACTGTGCTTTATCTAATCCTTTTGTCTCAAGGCTTGGTAGCCGCACACCCTTTGCACTGGCATCGGCAAGCCTCAGGGCAAACTCTTTCACGATTACGGGATTTATATTTGCATAATCGCACACCATATTAAAATCTGGCGTATCCAACCATGCTATCGCTTCCTGCCGCCGTTTTATGTTGGGCGCATCCTTACAGATAGTTTTAATATCGGCGAACGCTTGCATGATGACCGCCCCCCATATATAGCTCCAATCGCACATAACGGGCGAACAGCGTGTGTCTGCATCCGCCAACGGGCTCAGGTCATCGAAAAACCTATCAACAACGCTGGTGATTCTTAATTTGGCCATTCCTTATCTTGCCACGTTTGAAAAAAAAATCAATGGCGTGCATTTTCCCTATTGACACACGAAACGGTTGCGTATAAGTTAGAAATATCAGCAACGACGCTGATAACAACCAAGGAAAAACACCATGACTAGCAATTTTTCACTAAGCACTTGCTTCATAAACACTTACGGCGAAGAGCCGCTTAAGGGGGCGTTATGCAATCTATCCTATGAGGATCAAAAAAAGATTGTAAGCAATTTGATACGGCGTGACTTTCCAAATGTAAGGCGTGGAATGACGTGGGGTTCATTATCAAATGTTACTAATCATGTATTAAAAAAACTTAACTTGCCTAAAGCCGCCTAACACCACAACAAGAGGATGACCAATTATGACTAAAAGGATAGATATTCTAAAGGCCTCTTTAGAAAAAAAACAAAACACTTTTGATGCGCGCTTGCAAAATCATTTTGATGACGTGAGAAGTGCCAACGGGCAACCGTTAAACGATAAGCGCAACGGTTATAGAACGCTAAACCGTTGGGATAAACAAAACGATTCTTTACGGAATCACCAAAAAGAGATTGAAAAAACAGAAAGAGCGATTGAGCGCGAGGAAGTTGCAATTTCTTATTGTAAGCAAACTATTGAAAAAATACCCGAGCCCATTAGAGAACTCGTTGAAAGCGGGGTTTTGATTCAGTGGCGCAAATTCCCAAATACCTTTTTTGTTGAAGGCGTGGAAAAAGGCCGAATCGGCTTTGATTTTAAGAAAAATATTGTTTTCAATCGTTACGCTGGTGAAATACCAACAAAGGAACAGTTTGAAAAATTCAAAAACATTTACAACGCCTTAAATAAAAAACTTAACCTAAAGGACAACCAACCATGACAAACCGCTTCACCCATTCCCTAACGTGGCCTGATGCCAAGGCCAGGATCATCGACAACGTGGCAGAGCTTCAGGCGATGATTGATGACCTGATAGAAGCGTTCCCTGATGGCTGCAATCATGTTCTTGATACCAAGGCACAATTTCAGAGAATCGCAAAATTGACGGGTTTGTGATATCACTATTTACAATGATATCAAAATGATATAGCTTAACCATTGTAGCGACTTGCTACTAACTACCAAGGAGTAAAAAATGCTTGATTTCATTGCGGAGTATTGCAATCTTATTGCAGAATCGCCCAACAAACAAGATGCTTTTCAAAAGGTATCAGATGATCAAATCGACCTTGCGAAAAGGATAAAGCACTTACCAGAATTGGCTGACCTTTGGCCGGCCAGTGAGCGGATTAAAGCATTAGGCTATGATCCTATGGATTAACAACACGGGGGCGGGGCAACCTGCCCCCACAACTAAGGGGAAAAATTATGTTACCATTTTCACACAAAAACAACGTCATCGGTCAAGAGGTGATTGCCATATCGCCTGACGAACGGGTGATTTTGTTTAAGAACATCGTTCAGGCCGCAGGATTGACGGTTGAGGAGCTGTTTTTATCGGGCGAAACTGTAGCTGGCGATTATGTGCTAATTGCGAAAAACGCTGATGATGCAGTGTGGGACGGCTACGGGGACGATCAAAACCTGACGCTGGCAGAGGCTGTCGCGGTTGGTCAATACAATTTCAAGGATCAACACTTTTTGGACGATTTAGAGAACAGAATTTTTGAAGCGCATATAGCATTAGAGGATTAACAACACGGGGGCGGCGTGAGCTGCCCCCATACCAAGGGAGAACGTGATGGCGGTATTAACACACCTAACCAAGAATGACTTATACGATTTGGATTTTCACGCTAGCCGGGCTGGCTTGAAGCTTGGCAATTTTGAGGCCGTGGATTTGATACAAACCTTAGGGGAATTGATGCAAGAGGTTGAACGTGTGGAAGCTATGGAGGATTACATAGATGATTTGAAGGACACGATTCATGTTTTGCGGGATCAAATTTTTGAATTAGAGAACAGCAAAAGCGATTTACAGGATAGGGTTATTGAGCTTGATTGGAAAAATTTTGAATTAGAGAACAGCAAAAGCGATTTAGAAGGTAAGGTTATTGAGCTTGATTGGAAAAATTTTGAATTAGAGAACAGCAAAAGCGATTTAGAAGGTAAGGTTATTGAGCTTGAACAGAAACTTGAGAAGTTGGAGGGAAAAACCGATGACTGATTACGAAAAAAAGCTAGAGGCTTTCAAAAAAAACATGGAAACATCTGTAGATCACGGGATCAAGATGGCGGCTGAATTTGCTTTAGACTTTTTGGATAGGCGCGAAAAAGAATTGAACGGCGATGTTTCTATAAGGGTTATGGATCCCGATTCAACAGTTAAAACCGTTAAATTTAGAATGCCGCTTCGATAATGGTAAAGGCTTAACCCATAGCCCAGCTGGAGGTGGCGCTAATAACACCAGCGGCTAATCATGGTTTTGATTCTCTTTCCCGCCGTCTCGCACGGTTGGTTCATTCAGGGGTTAGCAGGGGGGTGGCTTAGGCTGCCCCCTTTTTCTTAAAATTAAAGGATGATTAAATGGATTGCAAAAAACCAATTATAGCGATTGAATGTTTAGAAACAGAGGAATTAAAGCACGGGGATGTTTTTGATATATCGCCTGATAGTCCTGGAATACAAAATTCTTTTCATAGAAAGCTATGCGCGGAAAATTCATTTATGGCCGTTCCGCTAGACCGCAGCAAATGGTGGGATAAAAAAATACGCATTGCCAATTTAGGCAGGGGGGTGGCGTGAGCTGCCCCCTTTTTTTGCGTGATGATCCTGGTGGTGGATTGTGCTGCCATTTCCCTATATACCATTTCGCATTTTAAGGGGGGCTACAATCATTTTGCCCCGCGTTTGGTACATCGCCTAGGAAAAATCATCAAGGTACACGTCTTGCCCCGTTTTGTGCGGCGTAGGGGCAGGCTTGATAACTTTGTCAATGTTCTCTGCAATGTAGCGGTCATGGCGTGGGTCACGGGTGTAGTACCGTAGGGTGCTGTCGCTATCCACCCAGGCTGGCTGTTCGCGGCGGTAAGCGATGCACTTGGCTTTGACTGCATCGCGCATCCAACCCAGGAATCGGTCGAATTCCAGGAACTGCGGGTTGATGTAGTCCTTTGTTTTCGATTCGGCGGTAGCGTACTGGAACCATTGGCTGGCTGCTGATAGCAGGTCGGCCTCAATGCCGCGACTGTGGATTTCGTCTGCCACGGTGCTGGCTTGCTTGATTTTGTCTGCAAACTGCTGCACGGCTTCAGATGCTGTGGTCATAGTCGTCACCACTTGGCAAAAGCCTAGATTGAGCCTCCGCTAACTGTTCCTGCGCTTCCTGACGCTGGTCATAGCTATTTAGCTTATCCACGCTGTAGCGTTCACAATAACGAACGTAGGCCTTCTCGTCATCCATAACGAACGTGTATGGGTCTTTCATGCGCTGGCGTATGCTGACGTATGCCGCCCAATCTGGCTTAGGGGCTGGTGGGTCGATGATGTTCACAATATCAGCGGGGGTAGGCATGATACTGCTACGGCGCATCCAGCTGCCAAAGGCTTTGATAACCGCATCCATTGGATAATCCTTTAGGATATTAACAAACATTTTGGTGGCATTGGCAAGCTGGTCGGGGGTTTTGCCGTAGGTGTTAAGCGCATCGAAGCACTGGCTGACAAACTGTCCAAGGTCACGGCGGTTTTGCTTAGAGGTGTCGATATAGGGCGTTGATGGTGTTGGACTCATCGTCAAGTTCGTCGAGTGCCCTGTTGATTGCATCTGCTGCCTGCTGTGATTTTCCTGGTGGAGGGGAATATCTGCCATAATTTGTTCTAGCGTTTTCATTTCGGTTTCCTTTCGGTTTTGGTTCGAACAGGCCTTTCCAGCCGTTCATGATGGATTGTTCTAAAACTTCTCTTGGGTTGAATCCTGCGTTGCGAAAGCCGTCCAGCGTTTTGATGGCCAGCTGCTTAGCGTGAGGCGTAAATGTTTTGCCCCGCATCTTGCAAAAACCATCCCATGCGTCTAACGGCATCCAATCAGGTAAGGGGGTAAGGGGGTTTATATCGTTAGATATATTCCCATCCTTTTCCTTTCTTATTCCATTCCCTTCCTTTCCTTTCCTTTCCTTTCCTTTCCTAACAGGAACGTTCGGCGAATCCTCGCGAATAATCTGCGAATCCTCCTCGAATGCTGGAATTTTGCTTGGTGAAGGCTTGTCAATCCTTTGATGTTCCGTCCATTTTTTAATTTGGATGTATTCTGAATTTTCGGCCTTGTATCGGATAACGCAACCTTGCTCATGCAATTCGGCTATCCATATATCAATCTTTTTTCCAGCGTCCTCGTCGTATGGAAAAAGAAGGCTCGCGAGCATTCGCGAATTTCCGCGAAGCCTCCCAGAATCATCTGCGATAGTCCACATAAGGATAAAAGCTAACCGTGCATCACGGCTTATTTTCCCCATGCTTTCAGAGTGCGGGAACTCTGGCTTGATTGTTCGTATTCTGGCCATAAAAAAACCCCATTTGTGAAAGTGTGCGATTGCGGCACACACCTTCACGAATAGGGCTTTCTGTTCCGCAATAACAGTACGTTAACCATACCGATTTTGCAGGTGAAGTCAAGTATCAAATCAATTTATTCCCATGCTACAGCGACTCTCCGTCTTCTAGCCAATCTTTAGCGTCAAAAGGTTTGTAGTCTTCTTTACAAAGTTTTTCCCAAAATACATCCTGCCCATAAGTTTCTTTTAGCTTTAGCATATTTGCAACAGCACTCCCAGATGTGATAGAAAACATAAAATCAATTTCTTTTTTCTGATAAAATTCCTGGTAACGCTCTTTGCATTTTTTCAAAAGTTCGGCGGCTTGTTTGTTCCTTAAAGTGGTAAATGCTTCTATAAATTTTGAAAGAATGTCTTTTTTAGTGGGGGAAGTATATCCTATACCCATCTTAAAACTTTCTCGAAATGTTGAACTTATATGATTCCAAATACTATTTTCAAATTCTGACCATACATCAGGCCAATTATCCTCTTTGATATTTTGAAAATCTTTCCAAAAATGGTCAGGCAAAGGATTGGACAACGTAAGAAAAAACAGGAAAGTGCTTTTATCATAAGGTTTACCAACCATTTCCTTTAAGTCTTGCAGCTCTTGCTCGGCGCGGTCAATTGCTTTTACTGGCTCCACTGGCTCTACTGGCTCTACTGGTTTTTTGCAAAAGTTAAACATTTTCACTCTCCTTAGTGGTTGTTAATGCGGTGTCTAATTCCGCGCCCTTAATTACAACAAAAATATCAAAGGCCTTGCGGTC